GAACGCCGCTTAACAGTTTTACCGGAACTAGCCCATATGGGCCTGCAATAGTGGGATAAGCCATCGCTTATACACTCCTGTATTTAAGTTCCATTTCCGAAAGAAACCTTAGTCTTCCTATTGTTAAATATAGGCATACGGGGGTCACTTTCTCTCATAAGGTTGTTATCCACGGACTTCATTTGATTCCCTGTTTGGGTTTCGTAATATTCATTACGTTCCCCTACCAGTTCAACTGGAGCCTCACAAAGCAATAACCCTCCTATAACAATGTTGTCAGCAAATCGTTTCTGCTCTATGTCAACAAGTGTTATCTCCGGGTAGTCACTAGCTTTTACTGGTTCCCAACCTTCTCGTAATTTTGAAGATACATTAGTGGCATCAATAACCCCACGAGAACTGACTCTCACCCAACGATGAGCGTACCCCGATCTTGGCGTTGGCGAAGGTAGTGTTTCTGGACGCTGCCAATGCTTTTTCCGGGTTGTCTTCTCACGGGCTTCTAACTCACGATCAATTCTGTTATCAGCCATTACTGTTTCCTCATATCTATTTGCAACTGTTTAGCGTATTGCGCGGGAGTAAGTCCTAACCGTTTTGACAAAGCTATTTGTGTTGCTGTTAGCCTGACTTTTTTAGTTGCTGTGCTCCGCGTAGCGGGGGCAACCACATTGTCTGGTCTAGGTTTAGGTGCCTGTACCTCCTGTCCGTCTAATCCCCTAAATAATTCTGGGAAAGTACTCTGCATACGAGAGTTTATTTTCTCGTAGTATTCTTCGCTACTAGCAGGGATATTTTCAACCTCTGTTAGCTGTTGGTGTAACCCTAATGCAAAAGCGGTCTCAGGTCTATGGCTTGCATTACCAAACCAAGTATTTTCACCTTTCCATTCTTCTGCTTTAGCATCCGTAGGAGGTCTATTAACTAGTTCCTCTGCTGGAGATGGTACTTCTTTAGGTTCCTCAAACCCTTCTAAACGTTCTGCTTTTAACTTAGCATTAGTAAAACGTTCTTGTGCGTCTAGGAACGCTTCTGAGTCTCCTGAGTCATGAGCTACCTTAAACGCTTCTTTAGCTTGAGACAACTCTCCTGCAACACTATGTTTAGCTTGCGTATATAAGACTTGCTGATTCTTATTAACGGTGTCTTGAAGGGCATTCTTCTCTGCCAATACGTCTTGAACTGCTCTTTGCAGTTCATCACGCTCTCTTTGAGCCGATTCTTTTGCACGGCGCTCGTCGTGATAACCCTTACTAAAGTGCCGTATGCGGTTCTGAACACTAGCACCATAGGTTTTAAGTTCTTCTTCAGTGATGTCTTCAGGGGGTTCAGATGGAATGCGTCCTCTATCTTTCTCAGGTACGTCATTGATAACCTCGATTTCCGGTTCTGGCTCTGGCTCTGGCTCTGGCTCTGGCTCTGGCGCTGAAACTTGCCCAGAAAGATCTACTTCTATCTCATTGGAAGGCAAGATCTCAATTTCTGTGCTCACCTCTTCTTCATCTTCAGGGAACTCAAACTCTACTTTTTGAAATGGCATGATGTCTCCTTATGCTCTTGATACGCCTGTAGGATCGGGTACGACAGCTTCTATAGAATCATCATTCATAAGACGATATTCTATCCCACCTACTTTGAATCGTGTGCCAGAATTAGCACGGAACATAACGTAGTCCCCTTGTTTGCACCAAGCACCTGCAGGGAAACGGTCTTTATCAGCATACGCCTGCCCCCCAAGGTCTACCACCAACCCTATAATCGACATTACATGCTCTTCATACTGTAGTTGTTTTGATTTTACAAGGCCACTATCTTCAAATGTCTCTTTTACTTGCGGTAGGGCTATAAGCACCCTGTACCCTACAGGGACAGGTAGCATATCCTCTATAAGCTCTTCAGTTATAGTTTCAGCTTCACTCATCATCTTCTTCCATATTACGCGAGAGGTCTTTTACATGACGTATACAGATTTCCAGACCCCGTATGTAACCTGTAGTTTCTTTGTACTGGGCAAAGTCTTTAGCTCCCCCAGATGCAAGAGATTCTATAGCAGAATGCCTATCTTCTTCAAACTTTTTAATTAGTACTCTAAAGATAGTATCTGGCACTAGTTATCGTCCCTCTCTTTTAGAATTCTCATAATATCCATATCTGCAGCTTTTTGCGCTTGTTCAGTCTCTAACGCTAATTTTACCCCTGCTTTTTTAGCTTCTAGCTCTAATTCTTTCGTTTCAAGCTCAAGCCCTTTAGCACTTGCTACAGCGTCTATCATGTCTTTCTGCTGCTTCCTCTCCTGCTCCGCTACTTTTATCTCTATCTCTGCGGCATCTTTTTGTGCTTTTTGTTGTATTTCTTGAGTTTTTATAGCGAGTTCTTGCTGCTGCATCTGCACAACAGGGTCTTGCATCTTCTCTTGCGCTTGCTTTTGGGCCGCTTGTTGTTGATGCGTTTGCGTCAGTTGCTGCCCTGCTTGTGCTACAAGCCTAGCGACAGATACTTCTAATTCTTCCGGTATCTCAGCGTTAGGTGCGGGGAGAGGTGCGCCCAACTTCTCTTCTATCTGCTCCCTGTACAAGAAAGCATAATGCTCTAGTACGTGCGCCTGTAAACCCGCTTGGGTGCGTTGGCTTGCAGGGGTGTTACCTAATGCCTGCATAATCATAGGATCGCGCATAAAAGACTCGTGCGCAGTAATATGTGCAGCATGGGCTTGGTATATAAATGCTTTCAATGGTTTACCCATCAGTACATTCATATTCTCACTAACAGGATCTAATGGGGTTGCATCATCGTCCGTAGGGACAAGTTTATCTGCGTTCTTTACCCCTAGCACCTCGATCATCTGTCTATGTAACTGAGGTAAGTTGTATATCTGAGGAGCAGATTGAGCCATTTGGAGCACTGCTTGGTACTGAACAACACGCTGTGCCATCGTGGAGTTATTGGGATCGCTGACAGGGATGACATCCACCATGTCATAATCTTCCTGCCTAGCACTAGCCTCCCCACGATTAGGCTGGTAGCCGTACTCTTGAGGAGCATACGAAGCCATTATTGCCTTGAGAAGCTTAAATTCCTGCTTCATAGCGTAGTGGACACGCGCCTGTACTGCTGCCATTGGCTTCAAGGTACGCTCTAGCAGGGCTAGCGTTGTCCCTACAGGGGCATTAGCCGACATATCAGAGATATTCATATCGCTAATAGCGCCTAACCTTCGACCTTCAGTAGTTACCTTGTCCAATAGTGCTAACAGCGTCTGGCTTGGTTCCTTATAAGGAAGTGGCATGATGTTGTCTTTAATACTGCCAGAAGGTACATCAACATCCTTAAATTCTCCGGGTTCTATCGGGGTATCATCTCCTGATATACGCAAACCACGGGATTTGAGACCCCCCGGAAGGTTAGATAGTGTCCCTGCATCGACAAGCTGTCGTATAAGAGAAGTACCTGCTTTAGCATATCCCCCTACTATATGTATAAGTCCAAGCCCATAAAAACCAAATCCGGGCACATACACATAATGCACGAAATGCTGCCGTTTCAGCTCAAGTTCGTCTTCAGAGTTCCAGTTCCTACGTATAGCCAGTACTATATTCGTGCCCTTTTCTATGGTGATAACGTAAGGTTTAGCTAAATCCTCTTCCTCGTCTACACCTTGTAGTGTAGTTGTTACATGGATCTCATAAAGTGTGTATCGGTCATCGTCAGTCAGGGAAAAGCCGGTGTCTTTGGCCTTCTTCTCCTCAATATCCGTGTGGTAGGGCTGTGCTTCCCCTAGTTCTACATCCCTATAGAAGCCACTAACCTGCAATCTACGTAGTTCGTTATCAGTTTTACGCATAACATGGGTTACACGCTCCGCAGACTCTATATTTGACGCTCCATAAGGGACAATAACGTCTTCTGCAGGTATGTATACGGCTACTTGCCGCCCTAAATTAGGGTCAAAATAGACTTTTTTGAAGGCTGAACCCGCTAAACCAAGGCTATACAGCAATCTTTCGTGTTCTGACCGATATTCCACCATTTTTTCGGTCAATTCGTAGTTCATATCCGTTTTTACACGGTCAGCAGCCTCTAATTTATCCTTAGTCTCTTCTCCAATGACCTTAGCACGTACTGGGCCTGCAGCCGGGAAGGTTTCACTCATCGCTTCAGCTTGAAACCGGATAACTGCTTCGGCTAATACGTTGGAATACACACCACAAGCCCCTTCCCAAGGCTCAGACCGCTCTTCAATGTTAAATCCAAGCACTTGTAGCCCTTTAACATAGGTCTCGGCCCATTCTTTTCGGGCATCTGTATCAGATTCGACGGATTCAATAAGCTCATCAGCTAACGCAGATAAGTCATTATCACTTAAAAACTCTGCTAAATTAGCGTCAAACTCTCCCATATCCCCAATACCTGAGTCAGGAACCAACGTAATCTCCATACTACCGTCATCCAGCGTCACCATCTCTGGATCGACAATCTCTATCGACATCCCTTCTTCAGTCTCGGCTAACCCCTCTATCCCTTTCGGTGCCGCATATAACCCTTTTTCAATAGCCATTACTTAGTTCCTCATAGCTCCTTTGAGCTTATCTAGCCAACTTTGTTCTTTTATATCCGTTTTGTAAAAATCACTTCTTCTAAAATCGTCCGGTGATATTCTGTCTTTAAAAGGAGCATCTCTCCCCACCCTCTCCGCTCCCCTTATGTTCTTATCACTACGCATAGTTGACCTAAACATAAGGTTTTTTGTCATATAGTGATTTAAGAAATACCTTGCTGCTGCAGCTAATTCCTCAAGCGAGGTATCTGGATCTCTCGCCAAATTATCAATCTCAACAGCAAAAGATTGTGCTTCCTCATCAGTAACCATTGTTCTTTCAAAAGTATAAACCATGCCTCTCAACGATTTTCTAAGTTCGCTTTCGTTTGTAGCACCTAGCAAGTCTTGAACTTTATTAAGATACTCCGAACCTTCTCCCGGTAGTCCTTCTAGATCTTGTCTATGCCTGTACTCATGGGCTATAGTCGAAGGGTTATTACCTAGTCCATAAGTATTAACCGTATCTGACTCGTTAGGGAAAAAGTAAGTTCCTTCCCTAGTATTGACTTGCTGTTCTGGAGGATTGTACTTTTTGTATGCTTCTTTGACCTTTTGAGAAGCCCCGTAACCTGCGTCACCCCAACCGGGGGGTACGTAGCGCCCTTTTAGGTTTAGATTCATACTTTTACTGGGTATATCAAAATCATGGTGTCTAAATCTGCTTGGTTTTATGTTAGCAGCGCCTTCCGGCATACGGTCTTGTACGGGAACTTGAAACTCAAAATCCGCTTGTTGTAAACTAGCAAGAAACCCAGCTCGCCTCTCTTGGGGCATCTTTAGCGCTGCT